CGTCAACATTTTTTGATTACTGGCTAGCAATATTACATCACCGGCATCTTTCGTGTTCAGAATAGCGACCGCTGTTGGACGACGTTTGTCGTCCCGTTTTATTTTATCTAAGTGGTTAACTTATAGACTTGCAATAAGTACTAGAATGCAGTTTATGATTATGGATGATATTGAGAGAATATATGTTCCTTCGCTTGGTCTTCATTATGATCAGTGTAGGTATGAGTTTGGACAACTCCGAAGTCGATATGATATGGCTATAGAAGCACTGGCATTTTTTGAATCTAAGAGGATTCTAGATGCTGGTGTTATTAAAGAAGTTAGTAGAGAACATAAGGTTATAATGGCAGAAATGAAGTTAGAGCTTATGAAGTCAAAGAATTGGGTGTCTGTTCCTGAGTTATTCGCATTTTCGCGATTTCATGGTGAGGGAGAGATGGTTTCAGTTGTAAACGATATTCCTCATTTTTTTCGTATATGGGATTGGGAACAGTTCACTAAAATGACAAGTGTTAGTCTGCCTTTTAATTGGTACTTAACGAATATATTTAAGCATAGTCATGATGATCGTTATCCTGGTATTCCTTGGGTTGAAACTAAGACTGTTTCACTCAAAGTGTTGTGTATGCGATCGTTATCGTATTATAATCGTGTTTTTACTGGTGATCGATATGGTAGATATACAGTTCAGTCATGTGAAAATTTATATCCGAATAAAATAGTTGATTTAATTGCTAAGTTTGATAAGCCTACCCGTGTTATGAAAAATCCTACTCCTATGATATCTAAATTGTTGTTTTTAGGATTACGGCGAATGTATAATTACATGGGAGTTGAGCAGTTCTTTGGAAAATTGGTTTGGGAATTTAATGATCGTGATGTTTTGACGATGGAGTTTCCTAAACAATCTTCTGCTGGTATAAGAGCTGGTAAATCTCGTACTCATATGGACCATGGAGTGAAGGTTAGAGTAACCCCTAATGGTACTAAAGGTGATCAGACTGTTCCATGTAAGAAA